AAATTTCAGGAAGTAATCGGTGTACATGGGCACCTCGTTGAATGGGTCGAAGGGGTCGTAGGTCATGCTGTGATGGCCTGAATGTGCGGCGGCAATTCGCCTCTGCGGCGCATTCCAAGAACTTGCGACGGGTGAATACCTAAAGCCCGCGCAACGTCAGCTTGAATCATTCGCTCATCACCAACCTGATACCAGACATTTGTGCGCTGGTTGCGGGCTTGCTCGGATGTGGAAGCCCAGCGGCAGTTTTCTGGACTGTAATCTGCATTGACATCAATGCGGTCAAGCGTGTATCCGTCTGGCCGCTCACCCATGTCCGCAAAAAAGTTCTCAAACGAATCGCGCCACCTGTCGCACACCTTGATACCGCGTGCGCCGTAAGCATAGAAGCGATTGTTGTCCTCGTTGTAGCACCTGTCTTTCATGGTGCGCCACGAACGGTATGCGCCAGTTAGGTCATTACATGAAGCCGCGCCATGTTTGTAATTGACCTTTGCGATTTTTTCGTCCCGAAGGCAGCCGCATGACGTTGTATTTCCTGTCTGAAGATCAGAACCGTTCAAGGTAACTTCTTTGCCGCACTCACAAGCGCAGACAAACAGCGTCCGTCCTTTAAGTGGAACAATCCTGCTCTTGACCGTCAAACGGCCA